ATGCATCCGATGCAGATGAGTATTTGAAAACTTTTAACAAATAAAAAATTAAAAAAAGTATAACTTAGGTATAAGTTTCAAATTAGTTATACACTATAAATGTGTAGATCGGACCGACGGGTCTGGTTATATAAAAGATCTTTTATATTATCTCTAGGAGGAAACACAATGAAAAACTTTTTAGAATCCGGAATCAATCTGCAGGTAAGTAAAACTTTCACTAATCGTAATTATGGTTGGAATGATTTTGCAACTGAATCTTGCATTAAGACACTTTTTGAAGGTGCCGCTATTTTTCTTGGAAAAAATAAATCCAAGGATACTCCTACAGCTTTAGTATTTAAAGATATTGATGGTCGTTTCCATTTTGGTGCATATGTACAATTCCATAAACAAGAAGAAGAAGGAACTGATGAAGGTTCTTGGACTTTGAGTTATACATATAATGAAGATGATATCGACCTCAAATGGTCTATTTATGACTTTACTGAATCCCAAGTAGCATATAAAGCTATTATTGATATCGCACATGATAAGTTTGGTATCAATTTTAAATATGCTCCTAAAGATGATAATAATAAAATTTGCGAAGGTTCTGCTCAAGAACTTTTAATCACAATCATGGATGTAATTTTCGATTACATGCGTGCTAATGTATCTATTGATCCTGTATTAGAATTCCCTGGATATTTCACGATGACCTCTGAAATTTCTGGTAATAGTGTTTATGTAGGTATTGAACCTTCTGAACAGATGAAACAACATGTTAAAGATGATTCTGAAATTGAAGTAAACGAATAATGAAAATAACATTGGGTGAGAGGATCGATTCCTCTCATCCTTTTTAATCTTTTTCTTTTTAATCTCCAATAATTTTTTCAACAGAGGGGTATTTGACTAATGAAGAAGATGAGAATTGGAAAGAGAATCCTTGATGTAATTGATCAGGAAGAGTTTATACGTAAATCAGAATATAATCCCGAAGCTGTTAAAGAATTAGCAGAAGATACAGCAGTGGTTAAAGATGAGATTGTATATCCGGTTATGACTAAATTTAGTAGAGATGTTGTAGGTGTATATGATGCTGGTCCTCTTTTAATTTATTCTAAACCTGAAGATATAGATCTGACTCAATATAATTCAAAAGATATTATCGATTTTGATAATGTTGAAAATCTAAGAGATTCTATAGAAAAAGCAGCTAAATTAGAAAGTCAGGAACGTTCAATACTTATTTCTACGAATAATATCTACAAACCCATTGTTCAAGAAAATGATACTCCTGAAATGGCATTGTTTAAGAAAGCTATCAGTAAAAAGAATATAGATATTGAAAATTATAAACAACGTTTTGGATCAGATTATTCTAATGATCTAAGAGGTCTTACAGGAAATTCTATTACATTCTTCAAATTAAAAAGATTTTGTGATATCTTTGATATCAGATGTTCTATTACCTTTGAAGATAAAAAGAATGCTCCCAATCCTATTGGAGAAAAATTAACTACCTGTGTTAATGATACGGTTTAATGGGAGGATAATATGAATCAAAGAGAATTTATTTATAATTATAATAATAAATATAGAGAAAAATTTAACAAAACTTTGTTTAATAGATCAGATGATATGATTATTTATTATTTAAAGAATATTATCAAATCAGCTGAGCGTCAAATGGGCGTTAATGGTTACTTTACGATTAAGATTCATAGCTTTAGGGTTGTTGATGAATATACCGAGGTACTTGATATACTTAGACAACATCAAGCTCGTTTAATAAGCAAAAACTCTAAAAAAGGCCCTACAGATAACAAATATGATTATATCGATATCAAAGACTCTGACCTTAAACTTCTTATAGTAACGTATTATGTAGAAGCATCAGATGGAAGAGAAATGTTTGATGTAATCATTGCAGTTCCTAGAGTAATAGAAAAGTTCTATTTTAAAATTAATGGGAATATTAGAACTCCTATGTATCAAATTGTAGATGCATTTACTTATAATAACAAAACATCTACAGATAAGTATCAAACAGTAACAGCAAAATCAACATTCCAACCTATTCGTATTTATAAGAATATCAAAGATGCAAAGGATATACATGATGAAGAAGTATCTATGATTACCTTTAATGCGAATATATTTAATAAGACAGTTCCTATTGCTAAGTATATCTTTGCTGAAATGGGACTTATAAGAGGATTACAATTTTTAAAATTAGATAACTTTATTAGGATTACGGATGAAGATCCTAACGATCCTGAATGGTATACCTTCCTTCCTAAGAAAACTAGTCAGATATACATTAATTGCCCTAAATCCTTGTTGTATTCTAATCTTGGCTTACAGCATGTAATGGGAATGATGTGTGATGAATTAGGAAGAAAATTTGCAGTACTTCCTGATATATTCAGTAAGAAATACTGGTTGGATTCTTTAGGAAGACATTTCAACATGTCTGATCCTATCAATAAAGCTATATCAGTATTAACTTCTTTAAAACTTATTTATGATAAAACAACTGCAGAAAAGATAAGACTTCCTGAACAAGATAAGAATAATATCTTTTCTATATTAAGATGGGCAATCTATGAATATGATATGCTCCTTCTTAAAAATAATCTTGATATCTCTATTAAAAGATTGAGATGTGAAGAATATATAGCTTCTTTCTATTCTCCTAGATTCTCTAAGGCTATTTATGCTTTATCTGATATGGGAGAAAAAGTAGATATTCAATCCATTAAAAGAAGACTTACTACAGATCCCATGTATCTGATTAATGAAATTACAAATAGCAATCTTGTAAACTTTAGAGATATCACCACAGATAATGATTCTTATTTATCTATAAAATGTACTTATAAGGGGATAGCTGGTATTGGTGAAGCTGGAAGCAACTCTATCCCTGATATCTATAGATATTGCCACACTTCTAATATAGGGATAGTAGACATGTCTGCTTCTTCACCTACTGATCCTGGTGTTACATCTATGCTTGTTCCCCTGATCAATGTTTACCCTGAAGGATATTTTAGAGATGATCCTAAGTCTAAAGAACCTAATACATGGAAAAGAGTTGTTGATAAACAACTTAGAGAATTTAAGAAAGAAAGTAAGTTAAAAGAAGTAATTGAGTTTGATAAGAAAACCTTTAAAGAACCCAATTATGACATTCCTGAACTACAACAATTCCATGTTAAAAAAGAAAGATAAAGTATTGTTGAATGGTAAATACCATTCCACTTTATTTTTAATTTACAAGAAAGTAAAACTGATTTTTATGATATACAATAATTATGAGAGAAAGGTAAATAGAGATGTCTGATAATGAATTTATGAGATATTGGGTCTACTCAAGACAGCAGGCTGAACAGCAGATGAAGGTACATAAAGTTAGAAATATCTCGAATATGCATTTTAAAAAGATTGTAATCAATGGTGTAGCCAAACCCTTTACATCAGAACTAAAATCCATGAAAGATATAATATATTCAGATTCTGTATTAGTTGCTAAGGGTGATAAAAGAAAAATGGAGATCCTCCAATAAGAGGTGAATATATAATATGAAAGAAGTAATTACTGAAGGAAAATTTGGGGTTTGCCCTATGTGTGGAAAACCTCTTATACTACTAGAAACCATGTATTCAGCATATGGTTTAATCGATGTAGGCACATTTCCTAATAAGCTTTTAAATAGAAAATATTCTATCAAATCTGTATGTATGGATTGTGGATACAGTACAGAAATGGTTAGAACTATGGATGGTATTTTCCCTAAGAAATATTATAAATTAGAAGAAGATAAAAAGGAGCTAGAAAAGGGTAAAGGAGATGCCCTTTTATTAGGCTATATAGAAGATTAGTTTTTATTTTTAGCAAAAGGAGACAATTAATTATGGCTATCAAAAGTAATGAAATCTTTTCGTTTGTAAATTTCTTTAGAGATGAAATGGGAAAGATAAATAGATTGAATAATCTATTTGAAAAAGATCCTAATAGGGAAATTATAACCAACTATTTAAAATCTCAATATAATGGGATTGCTAATGGTAAAGTTGACTTTGATAAATTAGTTATGAGAAAGGTCAAAATAACTGATTTAGATTTATCTTATAAATTGGATGATGAACAGGATAGAAAAGAAGTCATATACAAAGAAGTATATTTTGTAGATGGATTGTTGGATGAATTCCGCAAACAATTCAAAACTGATAAAGAAATTATGGATAATTTATTATCTATAGATCAAGTAGGTATATTAAACTACATTAGTCCTATACAAAATGTATTTTGTAACTATACTACTACAAAAAGTGTAATGATCGTATTAGAAGACTTTGTGGATTTTGTTTTATCTAATCTTATATGTTTCTATGATGAATATAATAACTTTTTAAATTCATTCGATGATGAAGAATCTAAAGCACTAAAAATAACCTATTTGGAAACTACTCAAAATGATTTAGCTACTGGAACATGCAGGATGTTATTCAATAATTGTAGTGATTATAATAGTGGGGTAACCCATCTATATAGAGATAACTTTAGTGTTTTAGATGTAAAAGATGTAATTTCTTTTGCAGCTATATTATCTTATATAAAAAAGAAAGCAGAATTTGTAAATACAACAAATACAGATCATGATTTATTCAAAGTATTTAAGGTATTATTTTATGGGCTTATAACCAAATTCTATGATATCGGCTTAGTTTTATCAAATGAAACGATCAAAGAATTTAATTTATCTAAAGAAGAATATGATTTAGGTGGGTTCTTAAAAGAAATATTTGATGCTATAATGTATCTTGTTGAAAATTATGATGATTTAGCTACTAGAAATACTGGAAATTTGGATATGCTGTTATATTCTAAATATGAATTAGAATTAGCAACATTGGCTAGAAAGTATACTAACGTTATAAATAGAACTATAAATAAAATTACTGAAACTAAAGAAATTACACAATAATTTTAAAAAGTCACTCTGACTAGCATATAAGTGCTAGTCAGAGATTTTTATCTTTTTTTATATAATAGGGAGGTGTTAACATGAGACTGCTTAGATTAAGATTAAAAAATTATATAGGAATCTTCAATGGGATGGGTTTAGAAGATATAGAAATAGACTTTTCAAAATGTACTCATAGAATTCTTATTATTAAGGGAGATAATGGCACAGGAAAATCTACTATCTTCAAAGCATTAACCCCCTTATCAGATTCTAGTATTAATTTCATAGAAGAGAAGACTGCTATAAAAGAAATATCTTACATGATGAATGATAATACAATCGTAAATATAAAATACGAATCTGTATTTAAAGATAAAACAAGAAAACCCACTAAGTGTTATATGTCTAAGATAACACAAGATGGAACAGTAACAAACATAAATCCCACCAATAATATAACAACAGCTAAAGAAATTATCTATGACCTATTTGGTTTAGATGATAATTTTATAATACTGTCTCAGCTATCTGCCAATAAGAAAGGTCTTGGTGGATTAAAACCGTCAGAACGTAAAAGATATGTAAATAATATTGTATCTTCTCTTTCTGCATATTCTGAGATGAATAAATTGATGACAACTAAATCATCAGTGCTAAAATCGATTTTAGCTTCTATCAGTACTAAACTATCTCAAATAGGAAATATAGAACTTGTAAAAAATAATATAGTAAAAAATGAAGAAGCCCTATCCTCTTTAAAACAGAAAGAAGAAAGCTTGGTTTATAAAATAGCTAGTTTGAATAATAAGATTTCTGAGATAGATACAACTGGAAACTATCTTGATACATATAAAGATCTTTCTTTTAGAAAAACAATACTGGAAAAAGAAATGAAAGATCTTCCTGAAACCAAAGAGTATTCTGAAGATAGTCTTATAACAAATGAAAAAGAGTTTTCTAAATATGAGGCTAGGGAAGAATTTTTAAGGCAAATAATCAAAGATTCATTTGATAAAGAACTTTCAATAAAAGATGAGATAGATGAAGATTCTGCTAAACTAGAATCTCTATATGATAATAATATCTTATCAGACGTGAAAGATAAGATCAATTCTACTAAATTAGAATTGAGTAAATATGAAAAGTTTGCATATCTAATAGATGATTATATCAATATCACTGATCAAGATTATGACCTATCTAGCAATGCTATAGATAAGTTCAATTCAAATATAGATGTATTGATTTCTTCTTATAGTAAAGCCATTATAGAAGAATGCTTAAAGCATGAAAACAAACCCAAGGCCAATATAAATTTTGATGGAGTTATAAGAGGATTAGAATCTTCTTTACAAGAACAGCAAGAAACAAAGAATATAGTATTGGAACTAAAAAAATCTGCTGATTCTTTTAAAAATATACCCAATGATTGTAATCATAAGGAAGATTGTCCTTTTATAAAAGAAGTAGTAGAATCTCATAAAAGATTAGATGAGTATCCTACATTAGACTCTATCCTATCAAATATAGATAGTACCAACTCTAAACTTGAAGAAGTAAAAACTAATTATGAAAAGGAAACAACAAAAACTATCTGTTCAAATGAAATAAAATCCATTATAGATCATATAGAATCAATTGTTCCTATTATAAATAAATTTCCAAATACAACCATTCAAAAGAAAGATATAATTCATTGTATCAGAGAAGGATTGTATCTTCCTGTTGATTTGAGTAATTATATAGAAAATAAAAATATCATCACTATCATTTCTAGCTTAAGAGAAAATCTTAAGAATCTAGAAGAAACCAAATCTAAGATAGAAGGTTCTAGTAAGGAATCTATCAGTCTTAGAAGTACATTAGAAAGATTAAATCTAGAATTAGATGAAGTAATAAAAAATAAGAAATCTAATGTACAGGAACTGGATAGTATCTTAACTAAGAAAAATGAAATAAATACGATACTCAATTCAATCCATATAGCCAAGATTAATAAAGAGAAATATGAAAAGTTCTCTAAAGAATATGAAGAAGTATGCAATTCTATAAAAGAAATGGATAAGAATGCAGAGTCTCTTCAAATACTAAAAGAAGAATTCAGACTCAATTCATCTGAATTGAATGTACTGAGAAATGATGATCTATTAAATATCAAAAGATCCATTGAAAAAGATAAATATCAATTGGTATTATATGATCAATACAAGAAGGACTATAATGAATACATGTCTAAGTTTAACGAACTTCAGATGTTGAAGAAATATACTTCTATCCATGGCATTCAAACAGTATACATGTCTGTATTTATGAACAGCATACTGCAAGAAACAAACAATCTTCTTAGATACTTATTTGGTGGAAGGTTTGCACTTCAGCCGTTTATTATCAATGAATCTGAGTTCAATATACCTTGTGCAGATACTGAAGGAAGAGTTAGAGAAGATATATCTTTAATGAGTGATAGTCAACTCTCAATGATCAGTATGCTTATATCCTTTGTTTTATTAAAGAAATCCTCAGACAATTACAATATCATCAAGCTAGATGAAGTAGATGATAATCTAGACAATATAAACAGAATCCAGTTCTCTATCTTAATAGAACATATCATGAGTGGATTAGGATTTGATCAATGTTTAATCATCTCTCATAATAATGAATTGGATTTATCCAATACTGATATTGTAGTATTAAAACTAGAGTCTCAAGAGATGATAGACTCTTTGTACAATTCTGGGGGAAATATTATATTCAGTTACAATGAATACAGAAAATAATATAGGAGGGAATCATGTTATACAAATCAACTCATGAAAGAGTAAAGGATAGAATAAATCCTTATAAAAAGATAGATGTAGAGGAAGAGATTAAAACAAAGCCTATAATAAGTATTCCGTCTGAATCTACCTTTGTTACAATAGCTACTGTAACAGCTATTATAAACTTGATATTTTCTATATCTATTATGCTATATATCTTATTTGCAAAATAAAGATAGTGGATAAGGGTAATCCCTTATCCACATATTTTTTTTATTTACCTTTAAGATTTTTAAGTATACGTTCATTAGTATAAATTTTCTTAACTAGCCATTCTCTAATGTCTCCAGCAGGCATAACTTTGGAAAAAGCACTTTCAAAAGCAACTAAATTAGCAATATAGTGAGATTTATTGCTAATTTCATCTTTTTTCAAAGCCTTATTATATCTTTCTATAGATTCTCTGGTACGTTCTATTTCATCTTTAAGTGCAGCTCTAGTTTTAGGATTCAATGAGGTATCTTTTAAATCAGCTTCTAAAATATCTAATTGACTTTTTATTCTAGCTTCAATAAGAGGATGAGGATCCCCAGAAAGAAGATCAACTATCCCGTTAGATATCATATAATTAATTGCAAAAAGCTCCCCGAGGAAAGGAAACTTATCTATAGTTTCTGCAAATCCAAATCTATAAGATTCTCTTTGTGTTTTACCCATAGCCATAACAAATTCAGGCCCATACCCATGTAATGCTACGAATTTATCAGAGAAAGATTTATCTATAAAAAGGTCAAATTGCAACAAATTATACATATATTTATTAATAGATTTAGAAAGCAGATCATTTTTTATAAAACTGCTGGATAATATATATTTGAATGCATCAAGAGCCTCTTCAAATTCAGCTATTCTAAGTCTAATTCCAACAACAGTAGCTAAGACAGATAATATAAGATCCCATGACTTTTTAGAGGCTTTCGCCGCAATATTATCAGCCCTAAATACTTTATTAATAGCTGATCTAAATAAATCACTAGTAACAATAGGAGCTGCTACTGCTGTAAAAAATGCAAGTGCTATTCTATAGGCACCAGCAAATTGGCCAGGTATACTTGTACCCATTATATTTCCAAGATCATTTATATAATTAGAAAGGTCTCTTCTTGTTTCAAGCTCTCCACCTCTATCAATACCACCATTAACTGAAGCTTGTAACAGCATACCAATATCTTTATTAAGCAATATTCTCATAGCCACTATAAAATCTATACAGTGTCTACCCATTCTAATATATTCCAAATACTTAATACCGGATTGAGAGAAGTTATGCCCTATTTCATGTAATAAAATAGACAAGATTTCTGCATCTGTAAATCTATCATTAAACAATAGAGAGTCTGTAATCATTACAGTGATATTAACTCTTGCTTCTTTAAGATATCTCATTCCTGTAGAATCTAACATTTTTTGATCTTTAAATTTATCAATAGATTTAGATACAGGAAGAGTAAATGCATTCATTTTATCTGATCTAATGATTACTAAAGACATTGATTCGAATACAAATTCTTTTTCCATTAATTTACAGAACTTGATTAGATTAGGATCGTCTTGAATTGCATTTTCAGCACTCTGAAATCTTTTTGTAAAAAATTCTATGCTGTTATAATCAACCAAATAAGGTGTTCTCAATAAATGTAAGCATTTTTCCATTTCTTTCATTCCTTTAGATTTAGGAACAAATGCTTCATCTAAATTATATTTCTTTCTAGTGTGTTGTATAGAATCTTCATTAATTTTAAATAAAGCCATTACGGGGTCTCCTTATTTTTTTTTATATTGATGTGGCTTAATATGAATTATGAAAACATTCTTATAATGTGAATATTATATATAAGAAGAAGGGTTAAATACTTAGTATGAGAGGATATAATGAGTTAGATTTACCAAATAAAAAAGAAGAAATTAAATTAGATCATTTACCTTCTTTTGATATTGCTGATTATGATTTTACGAATGAAAAAGATCTTATCAAATATTTTAAAAACATAGAAAAGATATGCAGATCTTCTAGATCTTACAAAAAATTTATAGAATATTTAAGAAACTGTGTTGATATGACACAGTGCTCTTTTTATAAAAACGTAAATAATATAGATACCTTTTCTATTAAGATCCATATACATCATGCTCCTCTTACTTTATATGATATTGTAACTACAGTATATACTAAAAGAGTAGCCAATCATGAAAATATATCTGAAAATGCAGTAGCAAAAGAAGTAATGTATAACCACTATAAACTTAATGTCGGGTTAATACCATTATCTGAAACTGTACATGAGTTAGTTCATAATGGGTATTTATTTATACCAACAAATTATGTTTATGGTAATTATAAAGAATTTGTGGATATATATGGAAAATATATGGATCCTCAACTAAAATCTACTCTAGATTATTCAGAAATGGTGTCTAGGACATATGATTATGATAAAGAAACTAAAGTACTTCATATGAGTATGACTTATATAGATCCATCAGGGTCTTATGACTTTCCTAATACTCAAGAAGTTATTTCTAATCTACAAGATCATATAGATAAGATAGATAATGAAGCTACAAAAAATCAATATATGAGTTAGGAGTTAATTATGGGATTATTAATTACAGAAGAATCTTATAGAAATAATTTTGATACTGATTTTGAAATGTTTCTAGATTCTGTTATAGAATCTGGAGAATTAGAATTAGTACTTCCTGATGTAGTATTATTTGGTGATGATTTTACATTAGAAGATAAATTCAAAGTATCTAGAGAATTAGAGTCAATAGATGATTTAGATGATATTAGTCTTCAACCGTTATATTATAAAGATAATGCTATCTACCAGAGTTTGTCTGGAAATCAATCTATTAAAGAAAGTTCTGATGATACTAAGTATTCTACGAATGATTTAAATAATATAACGAAACTTGATGATGCCAAAGCAAAATTAAGAATTTTAAATAATAAATTAGAAGAATCTATTAAGAAACAAGAAGAAGCAGACGCTTCTAAAAAAGGATGGTTCTCTTCTATTATTCTTCAATTAAAACGAGCTATTGCTTATATTAAAGATAGAATTAGACAAGGCTATTATGCAGTAAGCGATACAGCTAGAAACTTTATTAGAGGTAAAGATAAGTTAAGAAATGCTCATATTGACTATAAACGAGAAGTTGGTAGACAAAATAGACTGATACAAAAATCTCCTTTATTAAAGAGAGAAGGAAGAGCAGTAGAATATGCTCAAAATACAACAAATCAGACTAATAATGCTAATCAAAACGTTAATAACTTTAATAGACCATAATAAGCTTATATTCTAAATATTATATTGTGACTATTTATTAATAATCTATAAAAGGATTTAAAATAATAGAAAGGAATTAAAATATGATACTCAGAGAAGAAGATTTTTCTATAAACAATTCTGTATTTGATTTTGCTGATTCTCTTTGTCGTCTTGACGAAGAGATCTCCTACAGTGCAGAAATGATTCCTATTCGACATATTGAAAGCTTGGGTGAAAACCTTATTCAATTAGAAGATTTTATCAAATTTTCTGAAGATAATTCTATTTTGAATATTGCTGAAGCAATGGATATTGTTTGCAGTACAAATGGTATTGATAATGATAGTAGTGTTGGTTTTATTGTAAACGAAGCAGCTTTGTATGAAAATGCAGATACTGTAGAATTAGCTAATACTCTTATTAACCATGATATCATGGTTTATTCTGCACCTATTGCAGAAAGTTCTATTTATTATCAAGAATTATTAGAAGCTTTCGAAGCAGATATGCATTATGATACATTAAGCGAATCTCCTGCACTTCAAGAATATATCCAAGAAGGATATGTAGATCATATTAAGAGCAATGCTCATGATGTTGGTAATTTTGCAGCCAAAGCTTCTGATCATTTGCAAAATAAATTTAATACTGCTAAGGCATTTACTTTGAACTCTATTCAAAAAGTTCAGAATGCAAAACAATATGCAGATTCTATTTATGCTTCTTTTGAAGGTAATAGCAAAATGTTAGCTAATAAGTATGCTGCTGCAAAACGTTTCTGCAGTGAACTTTGTGATGATGCTAAAAATGCTGTTGGTGATAACAAAGCTTTCTTATCTCAGCAGGCTAATAAGATGAAAGAAGTAGTATCTGCTCTTGGTGCTAAACTTAGAAAATAAAATATTATTATGGTGGAAGGAGAATATGTAGTTATGTTTAATTCTGCTATTCAAACCCTTTCTGAAATGGCTATTGCTGATAAGGGAACTAAAGTTCCCCAGACAACAACCATTGGGGTTGTTGAAGAAGTAAAGGCTACTTTAGATGAGTTGAATACTATTCCTGTTAATGAATGTAAATTCTTAGCAGAAATGGTCCCTGTTAGAGAATCTAAACGATTCGATAAATATCTTATTGAAATGGAAGACCTCTCTCGGTATATGGTTTCTAATGGTGTCTCTTCTGTAACGGAGGCTATCAACGATATTCTTACTGTAAACGGTCTTCAAGGTCAATATCATAATACAGCTCTCATCATTGATGAAGCATCTATTCTTGAAGAAGTAAATACTTTAGGAATTGGTACTGATGATAAGATGAATGATTGGGCTGAAGGTGGATTAGGTAAAGGTTTCTATGGGGACAAAACCAATGTAATGACTTATCGTAAGTTTGCTAATACCAAACAAATACTGGATACATTCTTGAACAAATATGGTATTCAACTCATTAAAAAGAATTATACAGTTGGTATTGGTACTATGAATGAATCTACTGAAGACGTTCAGCTCAAAGTTGAACCTAAAGATCAAGTAATTCATGAAAAAGATAAAAAAGAAGATCTTACGTATGATAAATACGTAGATGGAAATGATGATGAATTAGATGATGAGTTAGATGATATGCTTGGTTTAGGCGATGTAGAATCTGAAGATGATGATAAAGATTTATCTCCTGAAGATGAAACAGATGCTATCCAAGAATCTGCTCATGAAGAACATTTGCAATATTTAAGAGATATTGCAGCTGGTAAATTTGATAAAGAGTTATTATAAATGGAGGTTATTTATAATGGGTGTTTTCTTTAATGAAGATTATACACAAGCTGATGTAAAGTCTAATATCAAGGCTTTGTCTCGTTATGGTGCTAAAGAAGCTGTACGTCGTGGAGTTATTCCTAAGGAAGATCAAAAATCTGCTAGACATGCAGCATATAAGATGGGTCTTGAAAGAAATAAAAGTTTTATGGGTAAGACAGGCGGTAAGTTATTAGACCGAGTTAATAAGATGGATAAACTCAGATCTGATCGTAACCGTGCTAAGTTCTTTGCTCATGAAGATTATTCTGAAGATCAGGCTCATGATCATAAGTTTGGTTTTGATGATAGCGAAGGTTTATACAATGCAGATGACTATGGTCATGATGAAGATGATTTCGCAATCGATCCTGGTCATTCTGAAAAGAATGATGTATATAAAGACAATGCAGCTGCAAAACTTCCTGGTGTTCTTGCAGCAAGCACAGCTGGCGGTGTGACTGCAGACGATGCAGCAGATCTCCAAGAAGAATATGGAAATGATAGTTTAAGAGCTGAGTTCAGGGATAGAATCGATTCATTGCAAAAACTAAAAGATGCTAGAAAAGAAAACGAATATAGTCGTAATAAATATTTTGAGGATAAGATGAGAAAACAAGCTCAACGCAATATCCGTGCCAAATTATTATCAAAAAAATAATTAATTGGAGAGATAAAATGTATTCATCTAATATTTTAGAAGAAGCATCTATTGTTCTTGATAAAATGTTGCCTATGGAAGAGAATACAGAATATTATCCCGAATTAGTTCCTGTATTTGAAGACTATGAACATGCAACAAATATTATTAGAATTGAAGATCTAGTAGAGTATGCTACATCTAATAATATTACTGATGGAACAGATGCTATCAATTCAATTTGTGAAGTAAATAAAGTATTACCTGAAACCATATCTTTATCTGTAAACGAATCTAATTTGTTTACAGATATTGATATGCTTGATAGTGCTAGATATTTCAAAGAATCTGGATTCGATGTATACATCAATCCCATTTCTAAATCTGATTTGGCTTATGTTTATACTGAAGCTGTATTTAAGGGAATTAATGAATACAATAAAGATTCTGTATTAGAAGCATATACTGAAGATGATTTGTATTCTTTGAAAGAAATGTTTTCTCATCAAAATTCGTATCCTGAATTTAAAAAGGCTATGTATAATATAGAACTCAAAGCAAATAATAGTTCTATAGCTTCTGATTGGATTGGTAAAAAGTTTTCTTCTTTAAGAAGAATGAAGTATTCCTTTATGGATAAATTAAAAGCAGCTTCCAGTCCTTTAGAAAAGAAAGATTTATCTATGAAGATAGATCTTCTTAATGATACAATCAACAAACTTAAAGAAAAATTGAAGAATAAATAATTTTTGTTTATGATTACATTATAATAAAATCTTTGGGTATAGATTTTCATCGGATTTATACCCATTTATATATCTCATGTGGAAAATAATTTATAAATTATATTAAAAAACTCTTTATGCATAATGGAGGTAATTAAATTATGTTATTCACTGAATCCGATTTCATGATTGGAGCAAATACAAGTGAAGACAAGAATTTTAATGATATTCTTGGCGAAGCTGTATTCCTTGATGAAGAAGAATGTGCACTGCAGCCTATCGCAGTACCTGTAGTAGAAAATACTCGTATTGGTGCATTGGTTGCTAACTTCTCCGATATCGAACGTCTGTCTGAAGAAAACAACATCGACTATATCGATGCTGTATATGCTGTTGCTGAATCCAATGATGTAAACTTTGGTTCGATCGCTGTTGCTATCGACGAAGCTCGTATCATTGCTGATCCCGAATTGATTGACGAAGTAGCAAATGTTGTTGTTCGTCCGATTTCGGAAAATAGCGATGCTTATGTATTCGTAGATATGTTGGTTGAAGCTTATGCTAAAACTGGTGATGTAGATTTCTTGAACTACTTGTTGGAAGCTGAAAAAGCAGATAAAGCTGATGATAAAGTCGTTTCGGATGCTGCTGCAGAAGGTGACAAAGCAGAAGCTGAAAAAGTAGATGGTTTCTTGGCTAAGATTAAGAAGTATGCAATTGACAAGCCCAAAGAATGGATTGCTGAACGTATTGCTGCTTTGAATGCTAAGATGGTTGAATATCGTCAGAAACTTGAAGCTAAAAAGGCTGAAGGTAAAGACCTCTCCATTTTCCAGCAGATCTTGAAGAAGATTGCTAGCTGCATTGAATGGTTGACTGAAAAGTTGACAAGTGCAAAACGTCGTGAAGCTGCATTGGCTACTCGTAAGACAGCTGCTGAAAAGGCTGAAGACAAAGCTGCTGCTGCTGAAACCGCTGCAAAATAATTGATATCTATTATGATATTTCATCCACTAGGAGTTTAAAACTCCTAGTGGGTTTTTAATCTCATATCGTGTAACAATTCAGTAATTAATCTACTAAGGCGAGGTACTTAATATGAACGGTTATGAAAAATATAATGATATAGATTTATTATTGAATGAAGATAAAGATGTATTAGATACTATAGGAGAAGTTGGAAAGGGACTAATAGTAGCTATATTAGTTAGATTTGCATTAAAGATCTTTATTTATGATAAGATAAATAAGGCTATCAAAATCAGAACAGATAAGATGATGAAAGGGAAAGAACTGAATAAGTGGTTTAGAGATCAGATAGATGCTATATATAAAAAGAACCCTAATCTTATAAAATTAGATAAAAAAGAATTTGATAATACCCCTAAGATGAAACTTCTTAAGGCTTATATTACTCAAACCAATTTAAAAAGAATAATAAAAGATGCAACTGCTGGTTTAATATATCTTGCTCTTTTAGGTCTTCTTGGTGCTATCTTTAAATTCCCTGGTAAACGTATTTTAATAGTACCTCTTATTATTTATTTATCTTATCTTGGATTTGATACTGGTAGAGCTTATGATTATATTGGAGTAGATATAGATGGTGAGTATGTTACCATGGGTGTTAAGATACGAAAGTCTTGTAAAATAGAACTCACTCAAGTAATTTGCTACTCTAAAGATAAAGAGGGAAATTATTATTCTCATGCTCTTCCTGATCCTCCTAAAAGTTTATATGCTTTAAAGAAAGAAGAATTAAAAGAAATAGAAGAGTTCTATATGAATCATATTAAGAAGCATAATGGTAAATTTGTTATCGATAATGAATTTATAGAAGGTTTAGAGGACTTATAATGGATAATGAATTAATAGATATTTTAATGGAAGATTATCGTATAGAAGAATTATCTGAAATGAATATGATAGACTCTGAATTTATGGAGTGGCTTTATGAAAACAAAATGCTGGATGAAGATACATTCAATGAAGAATCTTCTGACTCGAATGATCAGTGGAGAATGGATAATATAAACTCTATTCAACAAAGCTTAGACACCTTTAAGAAGTATATAACAGATCAAGCTAATCAAAACTCTTCTTGGCTTAGCAAAAATAATGATATTATTTTAAATGCTAATAAATATCCTGTAAGGAATGGAGCCAATATAAAACAGGCACCAGATTACAAATCTGCTATTAATAGAATAAAAACTCCTATTTCTACAAACTTAAGCGGTATAGATTTAAAAAGAATAGAATTACCTAATCAAGATCCTACTCAACCAAAACAGAATGATCAGCAATTAATGAGACAGAATTTATGGTTGAAAAAGATGTTTATTTCAACCTATAATGGGGAAACTGAGTTTCAAGATTTTGCAAAAATCTATTATTATGGTAAAGATAAGGTTCATGATATATCAACCCAAGAATTACAGCAATTTCTTCCTAGTGCATACAATTTCTGCAATTCTATAAATACTTTTATAAAATCTTTAGAAACAGATATTCATGGGTATATAAATTATATCAACAGAAATCCTATTACTGGGAATACAGAAAATCCTATCACTCAAACACAAATAAACAATAATAATATGAATAATGCCGTAAACAAATCTAATACAGCTAATATGGCTACAGGAAATGCAACTTCTAATACTAGTTTAAATGCAGATACAGATTTTACATTATTCTATAATAAGTATTTTGGAGAATTCTATAATAAATACTTTGGAGACTCATTATCAGAAGCTGATGCGACACAACCTCAACAACAAAATACATCTAATCAACAACAGCAAACAAGTAATGCAAAACCAAAGATGACTTTTGATAATAAAAACACTTCTGGCAAAAATGGACAAAAACAAAATGGTGAAGATAGTGACACTACTGTTTGGAATAAGAAGAAATTAGTTTGCAATCTTGTTAGACAGATTCTTAGTACTAAGATGACTGTATCAGGAATGATATATAGAGATATGATGTCATTTATGCAAACTCATGTAAATAGTTATTCCAAAGGCACTCAAAATGCTCCTAATCAACCTCAGCCTCAACAACAAAATCAGCAACAGAAAGTGAATGATAAATAATGGGCTTATTTGTTTTAGATGAAGCAAGGAGAATCAACTCCATAGAAGGAATTAAGAATAAAATAAAGAGATTGAGTAGAGGATATAGTCATCATCCTCCTGATGAAGAAAAGTATAATAAAGTAGTATCTGGCCCTAGTAAATACAAGACTAGAAATAAGAAAGCTAAATTTTCTCCAAAGAATAAAGATGAACGTCATATTGAAAAAGATACTATAAATGGAAATGCTAAAGATTAATATATCTCGATAGGGTTAATTCCCTATCGAGTTAATTTTGTCAGAAATTATATACTATAACAGTGTAGGATGAAAGGAGGAGATTATTATGACAACAAATGTATATCATCCTGTAAAAATTATTAGTGGGGTTGCTGCTATATTAACTTTGGCAGAGGTGTTTGGAGAAGTATCCAAAGATTTCTATAAATATAAAGTTCTAGCAAAACCTATGAAAGAAAGAAAGAGAAGAATAGAAACTAGTAAACTAAGTACTAAAGAAAAGGAAACGATTAGAAAGCTTTATAAAAGAGATATGAAAGGAAGTTTTGATTCACAATGGGGAGAATCTGATAAAGAGTATAACTCTATTGATGATATCTTAGAGATGTATTAAAATAGGAAAGAAAGAGGGAGACCTCTTTCTTTTTTATTTATTAACAGATAATTGGTTTGTAATTGACTTTAATATAATCGGTTATTATGCTTATTTTTTTTTTGGTCGTATAAAGAGAGAAGAATGATAAATTATGGTTATTGATATACTTATAATGCTTTCATTTCACTATTTTGCTGATTTTATATTACAACCAGATGAATTAAGAAAACAAAAAGATAAGTCTATGTTTATAATGGTATTTCATTGTTTATTATATGCTACTGTAGTTATGATGGGATATTTGACTGTAATAAATATTCCTATATGGTATAGATATAGTAGACTTTCTTTCGCTATGCTTTTTCTTTCACATCTATTTATAGACTTAGGAAAAAGAACAGCCCATAATACTATATTAAAGAATAATAGGAAAAATCTATATTTATCTCATTGTAAGATTAAGAAATTAGATAAAAAAATCTTTGCAATAGATCAACTGTGTCATATTATGATTATCTTGCTCATATATTTTTGCAAGTAAAACCTATATATAAAGTATAAAGAATAGAGGTCACATTAATGAAGAATTATGCTTGCCCTTATTGTAATGCTTCATATCATAGAAAAGATTTAGTAAAGCATATAGATAAAAACCATCAAGATGAACTCCCTTTAAATTATACAGCCTATCGGCTTGTATATGATATTGTAAATAACAAAGATGGTCATGGGAATTGCACTGTATGCGGAAAACCAACAAAGTGGAATGAAAAACGTCAAAAATATGAAAGACTTTGTGGAAATCCTAAATGCTATGAAGCTATAAAAAAGACGTATAGAGAAAGAATGATGAAGATCTATAATAAACCACATCTTTTAGATGATCCAGAACAACAAGAAAAGATGCTTGCTAATAGAAAGATAAGTGGAAAATATAAATGGTCAGATGGTAAAGTATTTACTTATACTGGTAAATATGAAAAGAATCTTATGGAATTTTTAGATAAGACCCTTGAATACAAGTCTGATGAAGTATTAGCCCCTGGTCCTGTATTAGAATATGAATATAAAGGAAAAAAGAAACATTGGATAACAGACTTTTTGCTCCTTCCTTATAATCTAATCATAGAAGTTAAAGATGGAGGAAAAAATCCTAACAATAGAAAAATGGTTGATTATAGAGCTAAACAAGAAGCTAAAGAAAAAATGATAACTAACCTTGGAACTTATAATTATCTTAGATTAACAGATAATGATTTCTCTCAATTGCTGTCTATCTTAGCTGAACTTAAAATGAATGCAGTAGAAGATAAAACAGAAAATATTTATAGGATTAATAAATAAGAGGTGTAAATATGAATTTTCTTGTAGACTCTATTACTGATTCTAATAATATAGAGAAGATTTTAAAAAATGAGAAAAAAGATTCTAGTCCTAAACTCAGTAGTTTATATAGAGAATATGTAGATGGACTAAAGTCTTTGATAATGAAATACAAAAACAAAAGTTCAGTTGCATCTAGATTAGATCTTGATGATCTTAAGATAACTCATAATTTAAAAGTTATGAAAAATTTAGATAGTGATTTTTTAAAGAGAATGTTTTACATGATACTTGTAAATAACAAAGATAAAAAATCGCAAATTGAATTTATAAAAAAAGAATGTGAAGATAATAAACTTTTTGCAGGAAGATACTATGAAGCACCTGATCTGATGAATGGTATCCCTGTAGTAGAAATCGATGTACAAAAGGCTTTAACTATATTTACAAAAGAAGAAATATGGTTAAATGGTATAGATTCTAAGACTAATCTATTTATACCCCCTAGAGAAATGGAATATGGAAATGAAAAACTAATCAAGCATTTAAAATCTCAATCTAAGTATTACAACAAACATAAGTCTATGACAACTTTAAATGTTGTAAAGTTAATAGAAGATTATGATCAAGAAGTATATGAAGAGATTACAAATCATCATAACAACAGATCTAAACTCGCTAAAGAACTAGAAGAGAATTTTAAAAGAGCTAAAGAAAATAAAAAGAAAGTTATTGCTAAAATAAAGTCTAGTAAAGATGAAGAATATAAAACGAAACATAATAAGATCTTAGAAAAGGTTTCTAAAGAATATCTAAATCTATATGTATCTATAACTAAATACATACGGAGATATAATATAGATACAACCTTATTGTATAAAGAATATATAGGGAAGGGTAATTATATTATAAACTTCATTTATCAAGACGTAGTTAAAAATAATGAAAGATATTTAGAAGCTAAATAAGAAAATGTAATATTATGAGGTATACAATATGGGATTATATAGTAAAGAAAACGTATTATTATCAGAAGAAGTAGCAATGCTTCCTTCTGTGTATTATAACGTTATAAATGAAGAAGATACAATAGACCCAACGGATATAAATAATAATGTAATGGGGGGATATTTGGATAATCATAATGATATGAGAGATTTAGTCAAACATCCTAAAAGAATGGAGATCTTAAATAACTTTACACAAGCAAGAAAAGATTTAAGAGGAAAAGGTCTTGCTGATATAAAAAGGGAAATAGATAGCAGACCTAAAACTTGGTTGGCTTCTAAAATTGCTAAATTTAGAAATCTGTATACTAAATTTCTTGCTGAGTTGAATAAGGAAAGAGATCTTAGAAAGCAAAATCTCATTAGAAAATTTTTACGAGTTATCTTAAGAATTATAGATTGGATTGCTATAAGATTACAGAAACTTGCTAATCATATAGGCAAGAAAGATGATAAATATTCAGTTAATCATATACTCTCTTATCAAAATAAGAAATACAATGGTCAATTAAGTGCTATAGAAAAATCATATAATGTAGCACTCCCTACAGTATTAAAGATTGATGATGAAGAAAATTTCAACAAGGGGTTTAAATACGGTTCTAAACCCAAGAGATAAGAGAATACTAAATATTGATTTTTACATCATAATAATGATTTACTATACTTTTTTAAGAAAAGAGGAAATTATAAATGGCAACAGCTAAATATAAATACGTTAAAATGGTAGCTCCTGGTGGAGCAGTTTTGAACTTTATTGGTATCGCTGGTACAACTCCTGAAGTTGTATTGAGCACAGATTTGATTAAGAAATGCATCAAATTGGGTGTAGCTGTATTCGAAATCAAAGAAACTGAAGAAGAAATTCTTGGTACAAAACAGATTAAGAAAGAATTCATTCCTTTGACTTTGAAAAAAGAAGCAGAACTTAGCGAAGCTGAAAAGAAAATTGGTTTCAAAGAATTTGATGGTGAAAATGGTGGCAAAACTGTTGATGAAACAAAAGTTAAACCCATTCCTGATTTAGAAGAACAGATTGCTAAGAAGATGAAAGATGCTAATGATGAATTTGTTCGTCAATGCATTGCTAAATTTGAAAAAGAAATCAAAGCTAAGAATGAAGCAGAATTAGATCAGGATAAAGATCTTACTGAAGCTGAAATTGTAGAAAAGAAAGCTAAAGCTCACTTCAAAGCATATTTTGAAGATCTTAAAGCAAAAGAAGAAGCTGCAGCTAATCATACAGAACCTAAGACTTCTTTTGATAAAGGAACACGCTATCGTCGTATATCTGATTTAGTAAAGTTTAAAGAAGAAGCAACTGCAACACCTGGTAGTTCAGAATCTTCTACTACACATAGTGCTACTCAGCCTGCATCTGGAGCTCCTCAAAATTCTGCACATTCTGGAATTGGAGAATCTCAAGGAGGGCATTCAACTTCCTCTCAAACAGGCCCTCAAGCAGCACATGGCGATCAAGAAGCCCTTTAATATAGGATGATATAAATGAGTTTATTCATAAACAAAGAAATATCCCTCTTCCAAGAAGAGGGATATTCTCCAGATAAGTATTTCGAGCCAGATGTAAATAGTAATATTTTATCTCCTAAATTTAACTTTACAAGAGCTCCAGAAAATAAAGAAGAACGAGATAAATGGGTAAAAGTAGCTAGAGAGAATATCTTAGATATTGCTGGTACCGCTAGAATATATGATGGTGAAAACGGATGGCTTCAACTTGGTAAATATAAAGGATCCTCTGTAACCAGATATAATCCAAATGAATTAAGCATGAGCAAGAATGAAGTAGATAAATATAGTAAGAAAGCAATAGATGCTATCAAAAATATTTCTAATCTAACTGTTCTTGAAAAGATGAAATATTGGATAGAATCTAAAGTAGAAAAGTATAAGCTTTTTATTAAAACTAGAAAAAAAGAACTATTTGCAAAGAAACCATTCGAATCTGATTCTATATTTGTTAAAATATATAAAGCATATGAACTTCTTATAGGCTATATAATAAAAATATTTTTAAAGATAATAGGGTTTATTGTTTCTATGATAGCTAAAGCCCATCGTTATGTAAAAGATAAATATTATAATAGTAAATATAAGAATGAATTATCCGGTTCTAATAAAAGTAATATTAGAAATGAAATAGAACGCAGAAAAGCTGAAAATGAAGTAAAATATAGAACAGATGTTCTTGCAAAAGATAATGATTTGGAAGCTACTAAACGTGGTTAGGTGGATAAATTATGGGATTATTTGTAATCAATGAAGATAGCGATGCAAGATCTGTATCAAAATTTGATGATGATCTGTATAATAGAATATCAAAACATGATTTAAATACAGAAGAGGGGATTAAAGGATATATACAA